AAGTTTAATTGCGAGTTCTGCAATGTCGATAAGCCTATCATCAATATTCTCCATGTTTTTCATGCTGTTCTTGCCTAACTGAAAGCCCATTAGATTCTTCCCATTAAATACGATGATATGCCGCCTAAAACAGCAGCCAGAACAATAACGCCAGCAGCCATGCCTTTGCCCTTGGCTAATTGAATTTCTTGAGCAGCTAATCGGTCATTAAGTTTAGCCATTGTTTTTGTCAAAGATTCAACGTCTTTGTTTAATTGAGTTACCGCATTAACTAGCTGGCCTGCCTCAAAATCTGGCATATTTGACATTGTTTTATCTCTCAATAATTACGCTTTTAAATAAATAGCTATTCCAAACAGCAAACCCATTGCCAAAATTAAGCAGACACCAATATTGATTGCTAACTGTAAATCCTTTTGTAACTGTGCCGCTTGCCTTGCTTTTTTTTGTTGCAAGGCTTTTTGTTCACCTTTGCGTTGCCTGTGCCACTCAGCCTCAAATTTTACAAAATCGCTCCACCCATTTAAACGTGATTTCTTCAAATGATATTCAAGAATTTCACGCTGTTTTCTTAAAGTTTCTTGATATTGGAATGCTTCTAATGCTGTGCCTTTGCTGCTACTGTCTCCAGCCTTGTCTTTTATTTTTTGAGTCGCCCCCAGGTAATCAGTAAGTTGGGTTCCTAGCTGGTAAAGACTTTTTCCGTTGCCTAAAGCGGTTGATAGCACCTTAAATATCGCATTGGCTGCGGCAATCTCGGCAATCAAAACAGGGACCAAATTTTTAGCATTTAGCTACCCAATGTAAAGTTGATAGTGGGCCATGTTGTCGGTAGGCCACTACACCTGTAATTCTTTGAACGCGCATGCGTTCTGTAACGTCCACACGCTCTGTCTGCGCTTCTATAACGAGTGCCTGCCCAGAGGGAGCTAAAGTGCTTGAAAGATGCACAGGATATAGCTCGGTTGGACTAGACCACATCTAGTATGTCTTATCCCAAACACGTAGTTTGTCAAAGTCTCCTGAGAGCATTTTGCGCTTCACAATTTCAGCTTTTGCGTGATGATCATCCCACGCCACGCCAGCTTCTTTTAACCATTCACCCAATAGGGCTGCATCAATAACGCCAATCAATTTAGACTCGCCAAATGATTCATTACCATTTTGTCGATAGGCCTCTGCCTGGTCCAACATTGGGTTCCAATCGTGCGTTTTCTTATGGATGATTTTGTCGCCATCATCAATCCACTCTTCAGATATTTTAGCCATTAAAATTGTCCTTAAAAAAAAGGGCGTATTTCAGCCCTTTTGGTTATTACGGTTTAATTACGCAGTACAGTCTGCAACCAGACCTAAGCTTCTCTCATTACGGACGACCAAGGTGGCCTCACAGAGAACTTGTCTTGTGACGTTGTCACCTTGCTTAGATAATGGCTCATTCTTCATTGGACGTAGTGAGGCTAATGCCAGCATATTTGTCTGTAATATGAACACACTTCTGCTTTCCTGGTGACGCGACGGAGTGAATACCACGGATCCCCAGGGCGTCATATAGATCGAAAGCAGTTGTGAAACCTTGCCATTCTGGGCAGTGGCTCGTTCATTATTATTGCCGGTAAATCCAAGTGCCCGTTGAAGCTGCGCGCTGGTTAGATAGACCGTGTCAGGTGTACCGCCTGAATCCCACACTTGCTGCATACAAGCATCAAACTTAGCTTGGTTAAACACAGTCAATGCTCCGTTTGTACGAGCAGTTGCGCCAGGCACAGTACCCGTTGGGTTAGCACCGCCACCACCCGTGATGTTAGTCACGTTAGTTTTGATGTATGCGGTCAATCCAGCCATTTGACGAGCGGTTGCTGCTGCACCAGCAACAAACGGCAAGTTGGCAAAGATGCTGGACTCCATGTCCATCTTTTGCTCTTTCGCCACTTTCAAGATTTCATGCGCCATCTGCTTGCCGTAGCCGACATTGGTAACACTCTGGTCAGTGCCAGAAATTGTTACAGCGTTCTTGAATATCTGCGTGAAGTTATGGATACGAGCAACTGAAGTTCGAGCTTCTGCGGTAGTTGCGTCACCCTCAATGTGCTTGTTAGTTGAAACCGCAGCACGAAGTGTATCCGTCTGCCATTGATGCAACGTGTTTGATGCGGAAGTTTTTGGAATAGAACTAAGCAAAGGTACTTCAGAAGGATCAACCGAATAAATTATTGGGGAGATGTCTTCCTTCAGTGCGTTGCTATCGTAGGTGTCAAACGTGTTAGTAGGCTGAGCCATAATAATCCTTTAAAATCAATAAGTTAACTATTAAACAACAAGGCAGCAGCGTCATTGATGCTGCCAGATTTTTTCAATTTAGACATAAGCTTTTGTTCAACACTTTTAACAGATTCGCCAGTTTTCTTAACGCCTGATTTCATCAACGGACGGGCTCGTTTAAGCTTTGCTTGCACATCACTCTTGCCCTCCAATGATTGCTGATAAAGCATACTTTCATGAAGAGTTCTCATGGTTCTTGCGTCTACAACTGAACGAAGTTCAGCCTCAGTAAAACCGCGTGTTCCACCATGCTTAATTAAATTATCTTTCAGTTTTTTTGCTTTTTTAGCATCTGCAAAATCTGGAATTAATCGTTTAAGTTCTTCCTGCTGGTATTGCAAGTTTGCCTGGTTAGCTTCTGCCTGGGCTTGTTGCACTGCCTCACCATTTTGCTTTAGTTGATGTTGATCAGCTTGATACAAGCCCATGTTCTCCCTGTATAGGAGGTCTGCGTCCATATAACCAATAGGGTCATTGGTAAACAGTTCCCTTGTAGGGGCAGTGGGTCTTGGCACAAGGCCGTTCTGACTTAACTGTTGTGAGTATAGATCAATCTGCGTTCGTTGCTGGTTTAAGCTGTTATAAGCTTCTTCCGTTTTCTTGAGCATCTCTGCGTTATGTCTAAACTGTTTTTGAATTTTGGCATTGCCTGAATAGTCACGCGTTAGATCATCTAGGGTTACTTGAAAATTCTCACCATCAACTTTAACGGGATACATTTCAAGGCCACTTTGATCGGCTTCCTTTTCGTCCGATGCTTCATATTCATCACCTTCGTATTCATCTTCATCGTCATCTGCATCATCTGCATCATCATCTGAATCTTCAACTTCGGCTTCTTCAACCTCGTCATCTTCTACTTCTTCCGTTTCGGTATCGGTAGTTTCAACTTCGGCTGTTTCTGACTCTTGAGCCAGTAACGCTTCAACTGCATTGTCCATGCTGATTTCGGTAGTCGCTTCCACGGTGCTTCCTTTTATTTGATGCGTTTATCTCGAAAATCTTGATCCGTTACTACACGGGTCAAAACATTCTCAATTTCATTTAAAGCCCTCAATATTGAGTGGGCCTCTTCTCTTACTTCAATGTCATCCTTACCAGAATGTAAGAACTTGTTACACTGAGATGTTCGTATACTAACAAAAATAGCCAAAAAAGTCTCGTCTGCCAATAACTTCTGGGCTTGGTTCTTTAAAATCATTGCACATTACCTAGCCTGGGAGCCGCTTGCAGAGCCCTTACACGCTCAACATCAACCGCTGTTCCGTATTGTCCCAGTATTTTTGCGGCCTCCACTAACAAATCTTGGTTCATTTTGTCACGATTTAGGTCATCACTAGACTGCAACTCTCGGTATTTAAGTTGTAAATCAGCCAGTTCTTTGCCCTGTGCACTTTGCATTTGAGCCGCTTTAACTTGCATATCAGCTTGCATTTTAATGTTATCGCCTTGCATCTTTCCTTGCAGACGCATTTGATCGCCCTGCATCTTCGCCTGGGCCTTGATCTGTTCAGAGGTGATCATTGCCTCTGCCACTGGATCGCCTTGCTGACCAACTTGTGCGGCCTGCTCTGCGGCCTGCTCTGCCATCTGAGCCATTAACTGAGCTTCACTTTCTGGGCTCATGGGCGCGTAATAACGATCAGCATTTTTTATACCACTTAAAGACAAGGTATCTGCCAGGGTATTTCGCATCATTGTCATGGTGACCAGGCCATTAGTTGGACCATAGGTTTGCCAAATTTGCTGCTGCGTCTGAAATGTTTGCATTAAAGCTGCGGCCTTAACATCTTCCTGGCCTGTGCCTAATCCGACATTGATTTGCATGTCCATTGCACTATTCCACACCTGTGGGTCCACGCTGATAAACTCACCATTGAGGCGCATCATTTGCTCGTCTGGGCTGTTTTTAATGGAAACGTGTAGCATGAGCTGGAATAACCGCTTCATGCCCTCAGCGAGATTGCGCGCCATGACTTCCACATGGCCTGCTGAGGCCTGCTGAGTTATAGCGGCTGCAGTGGCTGTCGTGTTCTGCAAAGCGTCTGCGTTAAGCCCCATAGACATCTTAGAGATGCCTGTTTTCTCCTCCACAAGCATATCTAGGTATTGAAGTGCTGGTAGGGTGGACCCTGCTACAAATGGCACTACAAGGGGGTTTACTGAGCCTATTTGTTCACTGCGGATCACTGCCCCGATCTCGTTATTTAGCACATCAGTCATTTCCACTAAATCCTCGTTAACTTCAAGGCGTGGAGTGTTAACCAGGGCAACGTTGTCTAAAATGCCACGCAGTACACTGGTAGTCGTATCCTGATCATTCATGACCAGTTCAGCCAGACTTCTGCCATAGAATGCATGGGGCTCTGGGTCCACATGAAAATCAGCAAATGGGGCTTTGTCCCAGGGTTCTTGCTCTAAGATTTCATAGTTAGTGCCACCGCACAAAAACTTGTGCAGAGTAGGTACGCCATCACCTTCAATGTCGATTTTTAAATACGCCTCAGTGACCACGATGACGCGCATTGATGGATCATTGACCGCTTGGTCTGAGGAGTCTAAATCTTCACCAAAGCGTAATAATTTTTCTTCTCCTTGATTGTTTGCGTCATCGTCTTCGCCAACCAGGTTATCAATCACATCTTGATCAAATCCCATTCCAATTAGATCGCCAGCGCGTTTCTCAGACTTGTGGCATACAATATATGCATCATCAATCGACTTTGCTGAACCATCAATAAAGAACTCTTCGGGAGGGATACCCTCAATGACCATTTCGCCCTCTTCATATTTGTGCGAAATTAACATGGAGTGGACGTTGCGAGACGCCTCAATGCCCATCTCATCCATTTCCATTGTTAACTCTTGAGAGTGTTCAATGATCTCAACCTCATCATCTGACACCAACATTTCAACTTCTTCATCTGATAAGTTTTCATAACTATGAGACTCAGCAACTGTGGCGTTATTCCACCACACTTTTACAATGCCCACTTTTTTAACAAGCGCGTCATGGATGGCGTTGCTCAATACATTGTAGCCGCCTACTTTATCAAACACCCAGTGCGTATAGGCCGTGGCTTGCTCGGCATTAGCCACATCTTCAACACTTTTAGGAATAAACTCAACAAACTTATCATTGTTCAAAAACACGCGCATTAGTCCAGGCT